TAGTGATTCAGTCGCAAATATTGTCTTGGGGTTCCACTTAGGTGGAGCTACCGGCACTAGTCGCGGTTGTTCCGGGCTTTTGACGAACGAGGACATATCCCATGCTCTCGTGCATTTAAAGTCAATAGTCAATATTCCCATTGCTACCGGTGAAGGCACCATGCCACCGTCTAAGTATGGAGCCACAATTTTCGAAAGTACTTCTATAGACCCTAAATCTCCAGTGAACTATTTTCCTCCTTCTATTCCAATCTCTGTGTATGGAAGTTGTCCCGGGGGAGTCAAGTATTATACTGCTGTTTCGAAGTCTAGTATATCGGATTCCATCGAAGTTCACTGCGGGGATGCTAACATCTACGCCGGACCTAAATTTGGACCCGAGACGTGGAAGCCTTGGTATAAAGGTTTGGAAGGATATTCCGATATCGCCCCCGGGCCTTATCCTAGTTCGATTAAATGGGCCGTGGACGATTACATAGAGCCTGTTCTCCAGAAATTTGATGACTTCGAGATTTTTCGGAGTCTTAAACCGTTGAGTAACCGTGAGGTGCTCAATGGTATCGACGGTCTTCGCTTTGTGGATCGCATGGCCCGCAATAAGTCCGTAGGTTTCCCCTTAGTGGGCCCCCTAAGCAATTATATGTTAGTGGACGAACTCGGAGGAGGTGAAGTCGAACTCAATCCCATATTTTGGGAGGAAGTTGCTTTAATGGAAGAGAATGCCCTTAATGGTATTCGATCTTATCCAGTATTCAAAGCTAGCCTTAAGGACGAGGTCACCAAGGTGTCCAAAGATAAGGTTAGGGTCTTCACTGCCGCGTCCATGGCTCATAAACTCATTCTGCGGAAATATTTCCTCCCCTTGACTCTTGTTCTATGTTCGGATCCATCGGTCTCCGAGTGTGCTGTGGGGATCAATGCTTATGGACCAGAATGGGACGATATGGTGACACATGTTACCGAATTCGGCACAGACAGGATCTTAGCCGGGGATTTCAAGGCTTACGACCAGAAACTCCCTCCTAGTGTGACCCGAGCCGCTTTTTCGGTTTTCATTCGTATGGCTCGGAAAGCCAATTATTCCAATAGGGACATTACCATAATGGAACACTTGGTGTCCGATGTCGTCCACGCCACTGTTGCTTACAATGGTACTCTCATAGGTTTTAATGGTTCACAACCTTCTGGACAGAATTTGACAGTGTTCATCAATAATATCAGCAATGGCATTTTGCATCGATGTGCTTATCTTGATTCTAGTCCTCTTGGGCGCGCCAGCACCCCCCCGTTTAGAGATAACCTTAAAATGATATTTTATGGGGACGATTCCACTGGGAGTGTGAACAAGGAGTGCACTTGGTTCAACAATCGGGTCATGTCCACCTATATGGACGAATATGGTATGACCTATACGCCCCCTGATAAAGCAGGGGAGCATCCAACTTTCCGCCCTAAGGGCGAGATAAGCTTCCTGAAGCGCGATTCCCGATACGATGAGGATATCAAGCATAATGTTGGGGCCTTAGAAATGGCTTCCATTTTCAAATCCTTGCATTGTGTGATGAAAAGTAAACATGTTTCCGAAAAGGAATTGTGTGCCACTAACATCGATAACGCGTTACGGGAACTGTTCTTGCACGGTAGAACCGTGTACGAGCATAGACGGCTTCAATTGAATATTGTAGCCGAGGAATGCGATGTCATGCATTTGTGTTCCAACCTTTCCAAGTCATTTGACGATTGTTTGATAGCCTGGAAAGACAACTATTATCCTGATTACGGTTCGTTCGATTTGCACCGGTCGAAACGCTTATACTAGTTGATTCGCAAAACAAGCTGTATGGTAACAGCTTCAAAACTAACCCTTAACGCAGTTCGGTAGGACTGCGTAGTATGTTTACTACCTCCAAACAATTAAGGAGTAGCCTGGGCTCGAGATCCCAACCAGGCCCCCCTAAGAATGTTGAAAGACCATCAAAACTTTCAGGCGCGGATGCGCCGACTTTTACCGCAGAACAATTAGTTGACTTTCTGGCTTCTTATGAGAATCGCCGGAGGCAGACCAAGTACGCTCGGAAACTACACCAGGTTTCCAGCGACGTTAGACACCCTCTTTTCGAAAATATGTGGGACGACGTACGTCCTGGTCCTGATGTTTGTTACGACGATGTATACGATTCACTTATTGGCAAGTTTGTTCCGCAATCCGGAAACGCTGAAGCATATGTGTATCCTATTGAATATTATTTCAAAGACGGTAAACTTGATGAGTCAAAGTCTAAAAGATACGAAAGGCTAAAGGACCTTTGTGTTCTTTACAATTATTATCAGGACCCTCGGGTGGGGGATTCACCACCTCTAGATCTGTTTAGTTTTGCGCTTAAGAATCCTTTACCAGACTCTTACGTAGATAGATACGATTTTTCTGCATACAGCATGGAAGTTGCTGACTATTTCTTCCCTACTTTGGACTTGCTGAATATTACGCCTTCTACGATACCTTCTATGCCGACCCTCTCGCCCACTCTTCCTCCAACCTATCGGTTAGCGGCCCCTTCACTTCCACCTAAGACCGCTGCCAACATTCCTCCCACCGTCGCACCCACCTTTTTAAGGGGCATTATTCCTCAGAGTGGTATCGAAGAACATATTGCTGCACCCGTGTCTACCACTGCTACTATGCAGTTTTCGGATGAGAATCCCGATTGGGAGGTGGGTATCGATCGTCAAAAAGATGATTCATACTATGCAGCAGATACCTCCGACGTCGGCCTTGCTGAGTTTTTCGCTAGGCCCATTGTCATTGGGTCTGTCCCTTGGGTCAGCAATTCCGCCACTGTCGTGTTAGGGCTCACTTTGGATCCGTGGCGATTGTTTTTCTCCAATCCACGAGTCGTTAACAGGACTTGCAATTACCGTAATCTTAGATGTAATCTTAAGGTTAAAGTCATGATAAACGGGTCCCAATTTCACTTTGGCAGGGCTATAGTGGCGCATTCGCCTTTGGGGGCACAAGATGAACTATTAAATGTGCAGAGTATGACTCAGTTGACGTCTCTACCTCACATTCTTCTTGATCCTTCCACTAGTCAAGGTGGCGTCCTGGATATTCCTTATTTGCATTTCTGGAATTCGTACGACATAGTAAAAAGTGATTGGCAAGGACGTTCGTCTGTGATATTAGCAGCGCTGACTCCCTTGGGACATTTAGCGGGAAACACTGAAAATGTCACAATCACTTTCCTGGCTTGGGCCGAGGATGTCCTGTTATCTTGCCCCACCAGCTCTGAACCTGCCGGTATTGTCCCACAATCGGGAGACGAATATGGTAAGGGCATTGTTTCGCGTCCTGCGTACGCTGTTGCTCACCACGCAGGGCTTTTGAAACATATTCCTTTTTTGCGTCCATACGCTACGGCTACTCAGATAGGAGCCGGGGCAGTGGGAGACATTGCCCGCATGTTTGGGTTTTCTCGCCCCACCAATGTTTCGGAAACCAGGTATGCCAAACCGTTACTCACACAGACGTTGGCCAATGTGGATACTAGCGATACCATTCCTAAATTGTCTTTTGATTCAAAACAGGAAACTACTGTCGACCCCCGGACTGTGGGACTGGGACCTACGGATGCGATGGCCTTCTGTAACATTGTCAATCGGGAGGCGTACTTGACTCAATTTACCTGGTCACAAGCCAACGGAATTCCAGGGGTGATGCTTTTTAACATTGGGGTCAACCCATGGGCATGGAACGAGGGCAGGCAGACTACTCCTGGCAAGCAACCC